AGATCATTCCGGCCGATGAGGGCGGTAAATGGATCCGCGAAATTGGCCTGTACGATGCGGACGGTGATCTGGTCGCCGTCGCAAACTGTGCGCCAAGTTTCAAGCCGTTGTTGTCGCAAGGCTCGGGCCGCACGCAGGTTGTGCGGATGAATTTTGTAGTGTCCAGCACTGGGAACATCACGCTCAAGATTGACCCGGCCGTGGTGCTGGCAACACGGGAGTTTGTCGAGCAGCGGATCATGGAGGAGCTTTACAAGCTCGACAACAAACAATCGGTGCGGGCTGCCACGTCGGCCAACATTGCGCTGGCGGGCCTGCAGACTATTGATGGCGTTGTATTGGCGGTTGGTGATCGGGTGCTGGTAAAAAACCAGACCGCTGCCAAGGACAATGGGCTGTACGTCGTGGCAGCGGGTGCCTGGGCGCGAGTGGCGGACGCTGACAGCAATGCGGAGGTGACATCCGCGCTACTGGTATCGGTTGAGCAGGGGGCCGCCCAGGCAGACACCCGATGGCAACTGATCACGGACGGCGCGATCGTACTGGGGACGACGGCGCTGACGTTTCAGAACGTCACGCAAGGCTTTGCGCCGATCAATTCGCCGACGCTGGTCAACCCTACGGCGAACACACCGGCTCAGTTCGACAGCAGTAAGGCGCTGGCAACTACTGAATTCGTCCAGCGGGCGCTGGGCAGTTATGCGGATCTGGTGACGTACCCCGGGAGCATTGATTTGACGCCGTCCGATGTCGGGCGTCTGGTGTCCGTTGGCGGATCGGGATCAACCATTACCCTGCCGGATGCGAGCGTTGTTCCTCAGGGTTCTGTCGTTACGGTTCTTGCCGGGTTGAATGGGGCAACCTTCAAGGCGAAGGGCGCGCAAGCGTTAATTGCGATCAATGGCGCCTTGGGGCCTTTTACGCAGCCTCAATCCACAATATCGGCTTTCCGGCGCTTGAATAACGGTCAGGGCTGGGCGCTGGAAGGTGGCGATGGCGCGCTGAAGTATTCGCCGATTTTGCGGGGCGCGCATTGGGAGACGCAGCCACTATTCGACAACAGCAAAGCGTTTGCGACAACGGAATTCGTGCAAAGAGCTTTGAACGGATACGCCTCTTTTCAGGTTATTTCGGCTTCTCGAAACTTGGCGCTGACCGACATTGGTGCGCTTCTCTGGTTTAACTCGGTTGGTTCGTACAGCCTGAACCTGCTGGCTCCCTCGGTGATGGGCGTCCCCAATACAGGGGGAAGTTTTACGGTGTTCTGCACATCTGTCGGAGGGACTATTACCGCCTCAGGTGGCGCAACTATTCAGGATCAGTCGGGCGGACTTTCGGCCTCTTACGTGATGAAGCTAGGCCAGTCGGCCAAGTTTGTGGCGACCGGCCCGTCCCAATGGACGGTTCTGGAGTCTACAGCGAGCCTTGGTAAAAACGCCGACTTTGCCGCTGTCCTTGGGATTGCTGCTGCCAGTCAGCAGCTTCCGGGGCTGATGATCAAAGTGGGAAACATCGCGAACGGTTCGACTGCAGCAACGATCCCGCTGACTTTCCCGGTGTCGTTTCCAAATGCCTGTGTTGCCTTGGTGCTTACGCCATGGTCAACCGGCGGCAGTGCGTACTCGCATAATGGACGAGACAAGTCGGGCGCCACTATTTCCCGAGTCGCTAACGCCAATTTCTACTTTGACTACATCGCTATCGGGTATTAAACATGGCCAAGTTCTACAGTCGTATCGATGATGCCCGGGGTGGCTTTTTTGACTCTGATACTCATGGGGAAGTTGGAAGCCCGGGCTGCACCATTCCAAAGGGCGCCAAGCAAATCACCGACGAGCTTCACGCGGATCTTGTTGCGGCACAAAGCGGGGGGAAGTTGATTGTCCCTGATCCTGAGGGCTACCCGATTGCGATAGATCCGCCGCCGCCGGATGCCGAAACGCTGGCCGAAGCTGAGCGCGTATGGCGCGATGGGCAACTCGCCCTGACCGATCCGCTGGTGTCTCGGCATCGTGACGAAGTCGAGGAAGGCGTATCGACCTCGATCACAACCGAGCAGTACGCGGAATTGCAGGCCTACCGCCGGCAGTTGCGCGACTGGCCGCAAGGCTCGCTGTTCCCGCTCGCAGAACACCGACCGACAGCGCCGATCTGGCTTAGTGAACAAGCGACCTAAACGCCCCGCACTGACGGGGCGTTTTCATTCCGCCACACGTAACCCCAACACCTTGAGCCTCGCACATACGCGGGGCTTTTTCGTTTCTGGAGAATGAGCCTTATGAGTTTCTTTCACGGCGTCACGACCACCTCGGTCGATACCGGCGCACGCACTATCTCGCTGCCGTCCTCGTCGATCATCGGCCTGTGCGATACCTTCAGCCCTGGCTTGGTGGGTGGCGGCACGGCCAAGGCCGGCGAACTCAAGCTGATCACCACCGAACGTGAAGCCATTGCAGCGTTCGGCGCCGATTCAGCGATCACTAAGGCCTGCAAGGCGATTTACGCCAAGGCCAAGGCAGTAATCGTCGCCATCGGTGTGCCGAAGATGGACGACCCGGCGCTGCAGACCTCGGCCATCATCGGGGGTGAGTTGGCGTCCGGTCAGCGTACCGGTCTGCAGGCGCTGCTCGATGGCAAGAGCCTGTTCAACGCCCAGCCGCGATTGCTGATCGCCCCCGGCCATTCGGCTACGCAAGCGGTGGCCACGGCCATGGATAGCTTGGCGCAGAAGCTACGGGCTATCGGGATCATCGACGGACCATGCACCACCGATGAGGCCGCCATGGCCTACGCGAAAAACTTTGGCAGTCGCAACCTGTTCATGGTCGACCCCGGTGTGCAGTTCTGGGACACCGGTGAAAGCAAGACGGTGGACGCGCCCGGTTCGGCCTGGACTGCCGGCCTGTTTGCCTGGACGGATGCGACCTACGGTTTCTGGGCCTCGCCGTCGAACAAGGAGTTCACCGGCATCACCGGTACCACCCGTGCGGTCGAGTACCTTGATGGCGATGAGACCTGCCGAGCCAACCTGCTCAACAACGCGAACATCACCACGATCATTCGTGACGACGGTTTCCGTCTCTGGGGTAACCGCACGCTGTCGAGCGATCCTAAATGGGCGTTCGTCACCCGCGTGCGCACGCTGTTCATCCTCATGGATGCAGTTCAGGCCGGCCACAAATGGGCGGTCGACCGCTCGATCACCAAGACCTACGTCAAGGACGTCACCGACGGCTTGGAAGCGTTCATGCGCGACCTGAAGAACCAAGGCGCGGTGATCAACTTCGAGGTGTTCCCGGATCACGAATTGAACACGGCCAGCCAGATCGAGCAGGGCAAGGTGTACTGGCGGATCCGCTTCACCGACGTGCCGCCGGCGGAAAACCCGAACTTCCTTTTCGAGGTCACCAACGAGTGGATGACCGAAGTGCTTGAAGCTGCCTAAGGAGGCACCCTGATGATTCCTGAAGTTCTCTCCAACTGCGCCGGGTTTATCGACGGCGTCAGTTTTGCCGGTGAAATGCCGAGCCTCACCTTGCCCAAGGTGGTCCTGAAAACCGAAGCCTACCGAGGCGGCGGTATGGCCGGCGAGGTTGAAATTCCGACCGGCGTGGAAAAGCTCGAAGCCGGTTTCACCACCAACGGTGTGCGCCGCGAAGCGCTGAAGTTTTTCGGCCTGTCTGACCGCACCGCCTGTAGTGCGGTGTTCCGCGGCTCGTTCAAAGGCCTAAAAGGCAAGGTCACCCCGGTGATCGTCACCATGCGTGGCGGTATCAAGGAAGTCGATATGGGCGACTGGAAGCCCGGCGACAAGGCCGAGACCAAACACAACATGGCACTGACCTACTACAAGCTCGAAGTTGCCGGCCGGGTGGTTTACGAGATCGACATGCTGGGGATGGTCCTGGTCGTCGATGGCGTCGACCAGCTCGCTGACGAACGTTCGGCCCTGGGCCTTTAAGGACACAATGAAATGACGCAAACCAATCAAGCCACTCAAGAAAAACCACTGCCAAGCTGGCTGCAACTGACCGAGGAAGGCTTTCGCATCTCACTGCGACACCCCACCGAACTGTCGGGTGTGCTGGTCGACACGCTGACCATTCGTGCGCCATGCGTGCGTGACATTCGGGCCGCGCAAGCGACCTGCAACGGCGATGAAGAAAAGCGCGAAATGTCGCTGTTTTCCTCGCTGACTCAGACCCCGGAACAGGATCTGATGGCCCTCAAGCTGGTCGACTACATGCGCCTGCAGAAAGGCTATTTTCGTCTGGTCCAAGACGACGAGATTTGACGGGCCGACGTTGAAGGGACTGGCTAAGCGACTGGCCAAGGAGACGGGTTTCTCGGCAGCCGAGATCATGGTCATGCCCTTCAACGACATCGTGTGGTGGCTCACGGACTGAGCCATTTCCAATCAGCCTCGACCCAGGGACACGCACATGGCGAAGAACATCGCACTCGGCTTTGTCATCGGCGGCGCCGTCGATCCGACGGTGGGCAAAGCGTTCAAGGACGTCGAAAGCAAGATCAAGCACCTGGACACGGTCGGCAGCAAAGCCCGGGTGCTGCAGAACACCATCGGCGACACCATGCGTTTGCGCGAGGAGTGGCGCAAGGCGCACGCAACCGGCGCCGCCGGTGCCGACAAGCTGTTGTCCAAATACGAAAAGAATCTTGACCTGCTCAAGAAACAGGGCGTCGAGGTCGGACGTTTGAGCAAGGCCTACGCCACGATGGGCCGCGTTGCGGCCGGTGCCGAACTCAAAGCGCTCGGCCACCGGCAACTGGATGAAGGTCGGCAGGGCATGAAAAGCACCCTCGGCCAGGCCGGTGCCCTGACGGCCGCCGTGGCCATCCCGACCAAGGTCAGCGCGGACTACGGCGCGATCATTCGTGACATCGCGATCAAGGCCAACATTGCCAACACGCCAGAAGAAACTCAGCTTTCCAAAACCGTGATCGACACGTCGCGTGATACGGGCATGGCGCGTAATCAGGTCGCCGAATTGGTCAACGCCCTGGTCGGTGCTGGCATGGAGCTGGACAAGGCACTGTCCTATGCGCCGACGGCGGCCAAGTTCGCAGTGGGGCAGGGATCAGACGGTACGGAAACCGCCAAGATGATCAACGCCCTGGGGCAGAACGCCAAGATCACCGATCCGGCCGTGATGCAAAAGGCGCTGGAGGCCATCGCCTATCAGGGACAGGCAGGCAGTTTTGAAGCGGTCGATATGGCCAAGTGGTTTCCTGAGCTGTTGGCCGGCATGGGCAAGCTGGGCATCACCGGCATGGACTCGGTGTCGCAATTGGGCGCGATGTTGCAGGTGCAGATGAAGA